TACCATAACCATTACCAGATTTTTCTATGTTAACTGATGTGATCGAACCTCTTACAATTGGATTAACTCTAGCATGATAGTTTTCTGGATGAGATGTATTAATTCCAATTCTTCCTTTTATATTTACGGTAATTGGAGGATAATTAAATATGTGTTCTCCTGATCCAACTGATGTTAGTCCAACAAATTGATTTGAAATATAATTTTCATTTGATAAAGTTGAACCAATACCAGCAGCTGCCAGACGGAATCGGTCATCATTTACTTTTAAAATATAATAATCTTGATCTGTATCTAAACCTCCAATTTTAATTTGGTCATTTGAATAACGAACTATCTCGCCATCTAAAAATCCATGATTTTTATATTCAATAGAATCTGAATATGTATTAATACCGCTTGATGTAACTAGTCTTCTTTTATTTTCGTATCCTTTGCCAGGATTTTCAATGACAACTTGACCTAATACGAGTTTTTTATTTAAACTTTGAAATCTTTGTGATCCATCAGCAAAACCTGTTAAATTTAAAAGATTTGATTTAGTTAATGCATCATTTTTATTATTTGCAAGTTTAATTGTTGTGCTGTTAACTCTAGAAACAAAATATACTGACTCATTAACTAGTCTGTGATCTGGATTTAATTGTATTCCAGTTGTTGTGATCCCAGCACTTGCAATACCAATTGCACCAGTGCCAAATGTTTTATAAATTACAGCCTCTCCATCACGAAACTTATGAAACGTTCCAAAACCGATTGTATCCTCTGCAATATTAATTGCGTCACTTGTAGATGATGCATCAAAATCAATAAAATGATCAATCTGTTTTAATCTTGATTTCGCAGTTGCACCTTTACCATTACCACCACTAATTTCAATGACTGGTGGATCAACATAATCAAATCCAGAATCTAAAATATCAATTCTTTCAAACTGACCTTTAACATTTGCTGTTGCACTGACACCTGTACCAGTTAAACTTTCAATGGACACTGGTGGTGGTGTGATGACATCATATTGTGATCCACCCTCTAACACATCTATTGATTTAACGCCACCAAAAAAGATAACATCACCTGACTTATAGTTTGATATCTCCGTACCATTTACGAGGATGCCAGTCGTGCCTGGCGTTGTCTCACGCCTTATTCCATCAAAGAACGGATAAAGAGGTAATCTCTTTAACAACTTTTGATGATCAAGTTTTTTGTTTGCAAGGTCAGGAACAGAAATTTTAAAAGTTCCATTTCCTGTTGCGTCCACAAAATTTTTATTTACAAGATCGGGTAGTGAGTTTGCAAGACGAATATTATTAGAATTTACACGGCTAACATAATAATTTTTACCATCAATTAATTGACCTAAAAATCCATCAATTACATTATAAGTAACAACCTCTCCAGAATAGAATCCATGATCAGCTGCACCCTCTGTAACCTGTATCAACTGTATAAGGTCGCCGCCAGTTGCGCCAGTCCATGTTACAGAACGATCTGGTGCAATTATGGGTTCATTACCTAAACTTGGTATTGATGGAGATGTAACGAATAAAGAATTTTTAGAAACATTTTCATACACGTTTTGAACATCAACAGTGTATTTTGTGATATTATCATGAAGAGAACTATTTCCTCTTTTGAGTCTTCTACGAATAAAATTAATACTAAATTCACTAACGCCAGGCAAATCGCCGAGCACAAAGGTAGCACCATTAATAACACTTAAAACACGACCAACTGCAATCAAATCGGATTGAGCATCTAAAACTTCAACCGTGTCCTCCTCTAAAAACCCGTGATCAGATTGTGTTGATATTCTAAAACTACTACTTGATTGTCTTAAAATATTATTTGGAGTAAATTTTACTGATGTGTTATAAATCCATGATGAAAAATTAGAATTTTTAAAACTCTTATTAACTCCAAATGATCCAACTCTAATTTTATCTCCTTTATTAAAATAGACAGTTGAATTAGGTATTGAAAAATTCTTTAAAACACCTGTAATTAAAACTTCAACTTTTTTAGTAAAATTCGCAAATGAATATCCATATGCAACATTATTGTATCTTACATCATCACCAATGTTTAAAATGTCATCAGATTCAGGCAATCCAAGAAACTGATTTGTTGTTTTACTTGTATATGTGACAATACCAGATACATTGGCTGTTGGCAGTGATAAAGATCCGCTTGTAGGAAATCCAACTGTTGTGTCAACCGTTAGAACAGTCGATCCAATTGAAACAGAATCGGTAATACGGGTTCTGCCTGGAACTATGAAATTACCATCAATTGAATCTTTTGATATAGTAATTTGATAATAATGTTCTCCACCATATAGAAAATCTTTAACATCTGATATTGCACCTGAAGCACCCTGAATATTTTCATCATCTTCATCTTTATCTTGAAAGAGTGTGCATCCCCTAAGACTTCTTGGATCACCTGTAATTGCTTTAACAACAAAATCTTGGCCAAAACCATAGTCTGCATCTGATGGTTTAATTAAAAATTCAGAGGGCTTGATAACATTGACTTCTTCACCATATAATGCTCTGAATAAAATTTTATATGATTCCTCCGTTCCCTTTGATCTGTAGAAATCTTTAACTTGTCGTATAAATTTAACTTGATCTAAATCACTATCTAATTTACGATTTTCAAATCCACTTGCATAGGTTGTTTTAAGTTTATTAAAAAATTCTTTAATAAAAAGATTTGATAAATTAAGAACTTTTGATCCGCCTGTATGTGCAGCACCAACTGATGTTCTAAAATCTAAAACATCTGGTTTTGTTGGTTGTTTTAAAGCGTTAACTCCACTAAATCCACGAACACAACCTGTAAATGAAGTTGCACCAATTCCAGTGTATGTAATGATTTCATCATCAATTTTTAATAATCCATATTTGCTGGGATAACCCTCTGTTGAATCCACAAAAATTGTGGATGAATATGATTCAGTGTTTGTTGATAAACCAGTAAATTCAGTTAAAGCAGCACCAACAAATGTTTGTAATTTAGTATATCGATCTATATTTTCAGCTATATTTGTTGATCCACCTTGAAATTCTTGTGAAATATAGTATTGTTTCATAAAATCCACAAAAAGTGGACTTTCTGTTTGCACAAATTCAGGTAACTGATTTTCAATTACCTGATTTATTTCGACTCTTTGTATTGATGTATCAATCATTAATATCCGCCGCCATAGCTAGATCCACCGCCGCCACCAGATGATGAAGGTGTGCTGCTTGTGGTTGTACTTGTTGTAGTTGAAGTTGTGTTGGTTCCACTAGTTGTTCTTCTTGTTGAAGTTCCAGTTGCTGATGTTGGAAGTAAATTCGTGGTGGTTGAAACTGGAGAGTTTGATTTTCTAGTAAAAGTTGGAGTATAATAACTGTGAATATGAGGAAATCTAGATCCAGAGGTGTTTTCACCAGATGAAATTAAATCCTGAACCATATTGATTGTCGTATTTGACATATCAAATCTCACATATAAATCTCGAAGTCCAACAACATCATTTGAGTGAGGAATTGCTTGAATTTCAACCACGTTATTTGCAATTACTGTTGAGGTTATATTACAAGTATCTATAAGAACTTCACCGATCAAATATTTAACAGTTCCAGCGTTTCTCTTTACGACAATTGGAGTTCCACCCTCCTGATACGTAAAGAAGAATATACGGCCTGTTTCACGGTTAATTACCTCATCGGCCATGTAAACTGTTCCAGTCACACCCTCAATTGTAAATCCAGTTGAGACAACGTTATAAGCAGACTCTTGACTATGAATATGATTACCAAGACAAACCTCATATTGAGCAAATCTACCTAAAACTGCTCTTAAATTACGACGAATTCTGACTAAAGTGATGTTTGATGTAATTGATGTATCAACACTATCAACTAAAGATACAGATTTACTATATTTAAATCTTCCGCCAAATTTATTTACATCGATTGATCTAGAATATTGTGTCAGAGCATTTGATATACCAGTTTTTAAGTTTTCTGATTGATCATTTAAATTTGGATTATAATATGCATTTACATCAAGTTCAACATAAAGATATTTTAAATCTTTAAATTCTGGCACAATGCCAGCAACTGCATAACCTTTTAATTTTTGAACTAATTCTCTTTTTGTTTCGTCAGAGAGAAAATCACCATTTCGAGGTTTAACTGAAATAAAAACCTTACCAAATTGAGGTGGAGACATCTCTTCACCACCAAATGCTGTTACAGACTCAACATTTGGATAGATAAATCCTAAAACTGACTCATAATCGGATGAAGTTACCGCACGATACTGAGATGAATAAGCTCGAGGTGCATAATATTTAATTGATGATATTGATTCAATTTCATCACCATCTCTTGATTTTTCATTTGTGCTA